TATCCGAGAGTTTATCGAAGGCACCGCGCACCGGATGACGATTGCCGGACATGACGTACCAGCCCTGAATGCGCCTTACTTCTGGTCATCCGACGCCGCGGCACAGCCCATGCCAACAGCAAAAGTTGAAGGCGATAAGACGAGCGCAACATCTCGCTCGCGCGTCTATTCGATGGTGGACCTTTTCGCTGGATGTGGCGGCCTTTCGCTGGGCTTTGAAAAGGCAGACTTCACGCCCGTGTTCGTAAACGAGCTGAATAAGGACGCACTTGGAACGTACCTCCTCAATCGCCACCATGACCTCGGAGGCGAAGGCTTTGCGGAGAATGAAGACCTCCGGTGCCATGATGCACACGAGCTAAAGGGCAAGCGTCTCGACCAACTCGTTAGCGATCTATCTAATATTCCTGAAATCGACTTCCGCTTTGACGGGGGGGCTAATGCCGCCACCGGAGCAGGCAGCTCTCTAGACGTACTCGCCGGCGGGCCGCCATGTCAGGGGTACTCGGGAATTGGTATCCGCCGCTCTTACGCGGTGGATCGCAAGGATATTCCTTCGAATCGCCTCTATGGACGCATGGCACAGATAATACGCCGCATCCGTCCCCGGATATTCCTCTTCGAGAATGTAAAAGGTCTTCTTGTCGCTAAGTGGACGCGCGATGGTGGTGAGCCTATCTGGCCCGAGGTTAAAGCTGAATTTCGCAAGATACCCGGTTATGAAGTGCGCTGGTCGCTCGTGTATGCAAAGGACTACGGCGTACCGCAGAACCGTCCGCGCGTTCTACTTGTTGGTGTTCGCAAGGATGTTCTTGAAGCATGTGATTTCCTTCAACCGGAAAACGACCCGGAAGATGCCGTCGCATGTGGTTTCCTTCCTGCGGGCGAGTCCGGAACCTTCCCGCATCTTTCCGACCTCTTGGGTGATCTAGTAGACTCCAAAGTTACAAAGATCTTACGGGCTAGCGGCTTTAAGCCCGGCAAGTTCGAGACCGCGTCCTACCCACGACCGGCGACAACCGACATCCAGAAAGAACTCCGCTCCCCTCCAGCTTGGGACCCGAAGCTTCCCAATAGACTGACCGAGCAGGAGTACAGCAAACATAAGTGGGAAGTAGTCGATAAATTCGACCACATGTTAAAGAACAACGGCGAGATTCCCGAAAAATACAAAACCCGCAAGTTTTCGCAGCGCGTATTAAAAGATCGTTGGGGCAACAGCGAACCCAATATCACGGCGACATCTTTGCCAGATGATTACGTCCACTATTGCCAGCCGCGCATCCTAACCGTGCGCGAGTGGGCACGGTTGCAGCTCTTCCCTGACTGGTACAAATTTGCCGGAAAACGCACGACTGGCGGCATACGTCGAGCTGGAAACCCACTCGAAGGGCTCTTTGACCGCGAAGTTCCAAAGTATACGCAGATCGGTAATGCTGTCCCGGTCGGTCTTGCCGAGAAGGTCGGGAAGCACTTTAAGACCATTCTCGATAGCGCACTCCACGAAGATGCTTGAGAAGAGTGATACCAGCCTCAGCGATACCTTGAAGGCCTTTAACGGCTTCAACCTGGATGTCGGGCTACTTGTGCCCACCGACACCGGAATGAATAAATCAATCATGGACGCCACGGCCACGGTGCGGGAATACTTTATCGATACCCGTTTCCATGACTACGACACGCAGGCGCAGGGGCCGGACAACAAGGTCACAAAGCGTGCTTTCTTCGTTTGGCCTGACAGGCTCGAAGAAACGACCGCGTCCCTATACCGTCCAATGACCAAAAAGGGCGATCCGCGCCTGTGGTTTCGCCGTCTCGGCAATTACGCAGATCCATTTAACCTTCTTGCGCTCATTGTTCGCGATGATGCCGTTTACATCATCAATTGTAGCCGCGCCGAAATTCTGGCTTCCATCAATAGGCCGGATACACCGCTCGGCGAGATCGCGGCACATGCATTACCCGTTGGCATTGATCCCGTAGTCGCAGAGCTCTTAGACATGATCGGTGAAGTTTCTGCGCGAGGTTTTGTGTCAACGATGCGTCCCGGTGATACCGGTATAGGAATGACACTCGAAACGTTGCTCGGAATCGATGCAAATTCCAGCAAGGCACCGGACTACAAGGGAATCGAAATCAAGGCTAAGCGGATCAAGAAAGGCAGAGCGAATCCAGATAGATCGAGGGACCAAGGACATGGCAGAAAACATCAAAAACGCGCTCACAGAGCTTCTGGACGCCATCACCGATACAGGGGTGTTCGTGGACTTAGAGGCAGACTGCGAAGGCGATGGACCGGTGATTCAAGCATATCAGGCGCTTGATCTACCGGTGCCAGACGACATCCAAGATTGGTTGGTCCAGGAATGAACCAGATCAAGTCAGCCGACGATTGCCCCGCCGTGGAAAAGCACACCGCCAGCCCGTCCGGTTACGTCGCTTGGCACGATTGGGCGGAGAAGAAATCGCGACGGCACAAGCAGATCAAATGCCCGACGTGCGGGTATCTGGCGATCTGGAAACGGAAATGAATGGAGCGCCTATGGGGAATGTAACCGACATCCAAGACCACCTACCGCATATGGCCTTCGAAGCAATGTGCGTGTCGTGCTACCGGCGCTGGATAGCCGTTACGCCTACGGAAATACTTTTGAAAAAGATGGAATGTCCCAGTTGCACATTAGTCGGGGCCGTTATTAACACCGGACAGGAGATCTAAATTGACTGACACAAAACAGAACGAAATACCGAGACGCGCCCGTGTTGACCTGATGACGCCCGCTGAAGTGGCAATCACGGACGCTATGGGTGCCGTAGAGGAAGCAGGCGCGGATGTGCGCTTAACCGACGCCTCAATCTTGCTCTCCGAAGCCCGCGAGAAAGTCGCCGACTTCGTTGACAGCGTTTCCAACTAGGCGAGGGACCAGGGACATGGCGCACACAAGAACATCAGGCCCATTTAACAGCACTCCGTTTTCATCGTGCTGCGGAATAGCCTCGACGGATTACCAGGGCAAACCCGCCGGCCACTGCCACGGCTGCGGCGGGAAGATGGATTACCACGACAGCGGAGTGCCGCCGAGCAGAGGGGGCGTCTGCGGCATGTGTGGTCGCCCGTACAAAGGCGGGCCGCAAGACGCTGGCGCTTGTAACTGCTGAACAACAAAGGAGGGAACAGAACGATGAGCAGCAACCACTACGGCACGCACCCTTTCATGGTGGACAGCGGGACTTTCTGGCGCTGTCGGCACGGGGCTGCCCCCATAAAATATTGCCATCGTTGCGGGATACATCACCCGATCCGGCATGTCGTGGCAATCGTCCGATATTGGAAAAACCGGAATTCATAGGGAGCCTCTAGCGGGGCGGAAAGGACGACGATGGAATACGCACATATAGCCACGTGGAGCGGTAAAGACGAGACAGAGACGGGCGAAACGTGGGTCAAGGTCAACTCGAAAGAGGCATCCATAATTTGCGATGCACTGGAGAATCACAGCAAGGCGCACCCGCGCCGCCCGACCATCGCCAAGCTTCGGGATCAATGGGCTATGTGTATGCCGTACTTCGGCTAGAGCACAAATCAGGAGCGAAACGATGGAAAAGATTACAGCCCTTGTTGGGTGCCAAGAACAAAACTGCGCGGAGAACGTCAGCTATCCGCTCTACATGGTTCGTATGTTGAAAGGCAAGCCTATCTGCGAGGAATGTTTCGATGATTTGCCGGTTGATGACCGTCTGAACCCCGAAGATCAGGACGGTGATACGATAGCGTGGGGCGCCTTGCAATCCGTGGCGTTGTCCGATTTAGCCGAATAACAAGGAGCGCCAGCATGGATATTTTTGGATACTTCGACAACCCCATTCAAACGAAACCGGCCCGCGACCCCGGCTTGACCGCGCCATGTCCGGTTTGCACCGAACCAGTCGGAGAAGTGGCAATAAAAACCATATCACTGATTGCCCATCCTGACGACGGGCGCAGCTATTTCTTCCGTGCACATAAAGACTGTTGGAAAAACGCCAGCGAGGACGAGCAGTCGCATATCGAGAGTCTGCTTATTGATAACCGGATCGATTGAGGAGCGAGAGAATGGATTGTAAACCGCACGACTTCACAGGCCCGCTGGTGAGCGGGAGCATCAAATACAGCACCATGATCCAGTGGAAGCGTTGGCTCGATCCTGACACTCCAACCTGCGCTGCCTGCGGTATGTCTAAGGCGATGGCGGATTACCTCGCGGCGACGGTGCAGAAATGAGCAACCGGCACAGATATGCAGCATCGATGCTGGCGGCGGTGACTGCCCTGCAGGGTGGGCCGCCCCAGCAGATCCTAACGCGCGAGGTCGAAGTCGACCCGGACGCACCGCCGGCGCCTGAAAAGGTTTGGTTTCAGGACGGGTGCCCTATCTGCAAACGGCCCTTCAAGACCCAGGCGGCGTTCGACAGCCACATGACCAACTACCACGGGGAGAAGTGAAATGGATATAACGGCCGCCCAGCTTATCGATGTGTTGAAGCGTCTGCCGCCAGTCGAATCACACGCCTCGCCGTTCATAGAAATCAGAGTGCGGGAGTCATTGACCCACTTCGACGCAACGGCGGAGATTTTAGCGACGCGAGTGAGAAAATTCCTGCGGTTCTGGAAGCGCGCGACCGATAAAGGCGAGGTATGGGTTCTGGATCTTGATAATTACCGGTGAATCGGGCTACAATCCGGCCCCGAGATATGAAAAGTCAGGAGTTTCAAATGAGCGATTTAGATCGGCTGGTGAAAGCCACCGGAGACTGGACGACCAAAGAACGTGGCGTTGCGGAGACACCGAAGCCGAAGCCGAAGCCGAAGCCGAAGCCGAAGCCGAAGCCGAAGCCGAAGCCGAAGCCGAAGCCGAAGCCGAAGCCGAAGCC